GAGCTTATTTAAGATCAACCATGGGCGACGAAGAATACAGTAAACTAATGTTCCCTGAATTTCAACAAAGACCAACACTAAAAGATGGTGGGGCAATATATGAATTAGACATGCGTGGTGGAGGAGAATCCTCTGGACCAGGAACAGGAATGTCAGATGATGTGCCAGCTATGTTGAGTGATGGCGAATTTGTAATGACTAAACAGAGTGTAGCGGGAATAGGAGACGGTGATCATGAAAAAGGAATTGAGTATCTTTACGCTATGATGAATGAAAATGAAAATAAAGCTCAGCAAATGGGTGTAGGGAGAGCATAATGGCAACCGAAAGCAGTTATCAACGAGTAGAAACTCTACCACCTAATTATCTAGCACAGTTTTACAGCGGTGTTCCTGGATCAAATGTTCCTGGAATTATGCCTTTACTGAATCAAGAACTTGTCAATAGAATGATGGGTTTTGGTGTAGAGGGAGCTAACCCATACACATACTCAGGTCAACGTATAGCAAACTTTACTCCTGCAGAAAGAGAAGCATTCCGTATGACTTCGGAAGGAATGGGTTCTTATGCCCCGTATTTCCAAAGAGGAGAACAAATGATTGAGGGTGGTCTAGGTGCAGCAACAGGTGCATATGGAGACACTCGTAACATGATTGATCAAGCAGTTCAAGCAGGGGAATTAAGTACTAACGAAGCCATGAATCTTCTTAGACAATCTCCAGAAATAGCTGGACGTGCAACCAGAGCAGGAATGGGACAAGTTGGTAGAGCTGGTAGAGAACTTGGTGGAGCTAGAAATGTTTTAGGTGGTTCTATGGGTCGCCTCGGTGAATCAGCTATGGCAGGGTACGGTTCTACTGGTCAGTTTGATCCTAGCGGTATAGGAGGTTTTTATAATCCATTTGAGCAACAGGTTGTTGATCAAACTATGGAAGATGTGCGTAAAGGTCTTGCTCAAGGAGACATAGCACGTAGAGCAGGAGAAGTTGGCGCAGGTGCTTTTGGAGGTTCTCGTAGTAGACTTCAAGGTGAAGAGTTAGTAGATGCAGCAGCAAGAGGTGCCGCATCTCAAATAGGTGCCATAAGATCAGGTGGTTATCAAGACGCAGCACGTAGAGCACAAGCAGCATTTGAATCTCAACAAGCAAGACAAGCAGGTCAAGCCAATTTATTAGCAGGTTTAGGTGCACAACAATCAGATATCGGTTCTAGGTTAGGTTCAATGGCAGGGCAAAGAGCAGGAATGGGAGCACAAATAGCAGGAATGGGTGGCAATTTAGCTGGGCTGTACGGTTCTACTGCTGGAGGAATCGGTAGTTTAGGTGGTAACTTAGCAAATATTTACGGTGGAGCTGGTAGAGATATCTTTGGCTCTGGTGCTCAATTAGGACAACTCGGTATGGGAGCTGGTCAACAGATGGCTGGCTTTGGTCAGGGTGTAAGTGGTTTAATGGGTACAGACATTAATAGAATGATGGGCATGGGAGGCTTACAACGTGGTATGAATCAACGTGCGCTAGACCTTGCTTACGGCAACTTCGTAGGACAGTATAACTTACCTATGCAAACTTTAGGTCAAATAGGTGGTATGGCTAGTGGCTGGGCTCCAGCAATGGGAGGCACAACTCTGCAACAAGGTCAAGCAGGTAACACAACTAATCCATTGATGCAAGCAGCAGGCACAGCACTTACTGCTTACGGAGCACTTAAAGGCTAATGGCAAATCAATACCCTTTCAGACCTTATCCTAACCCTGGAGTTACAACCATCACTGGAGATCCTAATAATCCTTTTGGTGGAACCATTACTGATCAAAATATGAATATGGTTTCTCCTGATGAATCTCCAGAGCAGACTATAATGAGACTAGCTCGTAGTGGTTTGGGTGTGGACCAGATATCTCAAATGACAGGCATACCTCAAGATCAAGTTGCAATGCAAGTTGCTTCAATGACTGGAAACCGTGAAGCGTTTATGCCAGGAGGAGAATTTGGTCAACAAGAAGCACCTGCTGGTATAGGTATAGAATCTTTAGTGACAGATACAAACACACCTGAGATTAGTTCTTTTATAGATGAGGGCAACAGTTTCACGGATCTTGCTGCTAGTGGACTAAACATAGACCTTGACCCATCAAATTATCTAAACGAAGCTCAAACAGTACAAACTTTAGAGACTTTTGGTGTTGATTTAGACGAACTTGACTCAGAAACACTAGACGAAGAGGACGACTTACTGAAAAAAACAGTAATGGCTTCTGCTGCTGGAGCAACAGCTAACGGTGAAGATGATGAAGACGCAGTAAACACGCTCAGCACTATGAGTGAAATACACGCATCTTTTGATCCAAATAACCCAGAGGCAATGAAAGAACAGCTAGAAGTTTATAAAAAAGCAGCGGAAATATTCTACGACACGGATGACTTAAAAGAATTAGTTCCTCAACCTGACAAATCACTACCTTTTATGATAGCAGGAGCTGCGTTAATTCAAGCTGGTGAGAGAGGAGATAGTTGGGGCACTGCTTTGTCTAATGCGTTTTTACAGTATAGTTTGGGAGCCAGAAAAGAAGAAAAAGACTATGAAGATAAAATAGCAGGTATTGAACTACAAGAAAAACAGGATATTAAAACCTTTGCTATGCAACTATACATGGCAGACTATAAAGAACAACAAGCACTAGAAAGAGCTCTCCTCACTAAAGAGAAAAAAGCATACAGAGTAAATAATGGAGCAAGTCCAACATACTACACAAGCTACGAAGCAGATTTAGCGTCAAGAAAAGGAGACAGTGTTGTGCCTTGGACAGCGGAAGACGGAGGAGTAAAAGAATACACAATATTTACCGACGCAGACAGGGACGGTCAACCTGACGCTAATGCTCCTGCTAGAACTCAACTATTGTCAGAAGCAGGTGCAATAAATAAACAATCAGAAGGTTATCTCATAAGAGAAGGCAATCTAACGAAAGATAAAAAACTATACATGGTAGACAATGTGCCAACAATGTATACTACAGAAGAACTAGATGCCTACATGAGCGGGAACCCAAATTCAGACGTTAGGGTGGTTGGTGCTTCTAGTGCTAAAGCAGTAAGAAATAGAGCCACAGGAGAATTAACTTTTATAGATAACAGAGAACTTCTTACTCCTAGAGGTCAAGAAATGTATGTACCTATCGGTCAAGAAAACACAATAGTTTTTGGACCCGACGGTCAACCTATAATGATGACAGGGGATGCTGCTGGTATGGGCACTCTGATGACTGGATCACAAAGAGGAAAAGAAGAAACAAGGGTTCGAGAATTTTTAATAGAGTCAGATAAAAACAGAGACAATATATTAACAACTCATTGGACAATTAAGAATCTTTTAGCAAATCAAGAAGCAGAAGGAAAACCTGTTGTGTTTGGTGTGGCAGGTAGTTTGACAACATTCGGTAAAAATGTAATAGATCAAGTAGATCAATTACAAACAGTTTTCACTGATCCAGAATCTGGCTACGCTTTCTATAATGACGAAAACGGGAACGGTAAAAGAGATCCAGGAGAAACGTCTACCGATTTTAGTGGTTTTGGTCAACAGTTTGAAGACCAAGTAGCAAACACCAATCTAGGAAGATTTTTACAGGGTTCTGGTTTAGGTAAAAAGAGACTTACTAATATGGTCTTAACTTTAGCACTACAGAGTGCTGCTAACGATGACCAAAAAGGTCGAGATATTTCTGATAAAGATATTGAACGTTTTTTAACTAGAGCAGGTGCCTATGCAACTTCACAAAAAGAATTTATTACCGTGATAGATGATTTAGCTCTCGGTGCGATTCGTAAACATGAAAGTCTAGTAGATGCAGAAACTAGATACGCAGCAAGATTAAAACTAGATCCAGAAACAGAAGAAAAAATGACAATGATTGATTTTCTATACCCTAACTTAATTGAAGATCAAAAGAATCAAAAACCATTTAGAGACGCACCATACAACATAGGTGAATTAAAAGAACAATTAATAAACTCTACCTCAGGTATGGGAGGAATTAACTACACAGGCAGAATGACACCCCCCAACGTTCAGGAAGTGGCTGTGCTTCCAGGAGGAGGGGATCCTTCAGGACGTGGCACAGATACTATTCATGATCTTTGGATGGACTTTAAGGCTGCGGACGATGGAACAAGAGCAAAGCCAGATGATGAGTTTTCGGAGTCTCAGATTAAGTATCTACAAAGACTTAGAAGACAGATGGATCCCACAGATCTGGCAAAATTTCAAGATTACCTAAATAAACAAAGAGGTACTCCCTAATGGCACAAAACGACATAATCGATCTAGACGCTTTATTAGATGATTATGAGGCTGGTCTATTGGCACAATCTGCCGCAGCCCAAGCACAAAAACAACAAGACGAAGATATAGAGTTACAAAAACTTACTGAGTTTGGGTATGTTAAACCTAAAGAATCTCTCTATGACCGAACGGATTATGAATGGAGCCCTAGCCAATTTTCTGGGGTTACTGCTTTGATGAAGGACAACTTTGCAAAAGATCAAGCACGTAGAGCAGGAATAATGGCAGACGACCCTTATGCTATAGAAAACTGGCTACCTGAGGCAAGTCCTCAACTTAAAGCTGAATATACAGGCGTAGACTTTACAGCAGGAGCACAAGGCGACGTCATAAGGCAAATAGAGTTATTACCAGCAGATGTACGAAGTGACTCTAACTACGTGCAACGTGTCCTACAAAAGAATTACGCAGAAGATCATGATATCCCACGTACCTATGATTATAATGTAAGAGTAGAGCCTAACACTGGGGATATGATTTTTAATGACCCTTTAAACAATAATCAACCCACCGTTATCAATCCTCCAGGAATGAACAAAGGAGACTTTCTTGCGTTTGCTGAACCAGTAGCAGCGGAAGTGGGTGCAGCAATTGGTGGTGCTGCTGCGGGAATTTTTACTGCTCCTGTTACTGGCGGAGCAGTTAATCCTGTTACTTTAGGGCTACTTTCAGAAATAGCAGCAACGTATTTTTGGAGACTTAACAACCTAGAATACTTAGACGAGCAAGGATACCTACCAGAAGGTTATGACATCAACACAAGAGCAATGAAAGACGCAGGCATGACCGCTGCATTTAGTGTTGGTGGTGTAGGCTTATTTAAAATACTTAAAAGATTAGCTGGTGTAACTAATTTACCGTCTAAGTTTTTGATTAAAGAAGATGAATTTTTAGAGTCTTATAAAAAATTAGAGGAAGCAGGTGAAGACGTAGCTGCTATGACTTCTCCCCAAGTTTTAATTCGAGGCGCAGAAGAAGGCGTTGATGTCAAAAGTCGAGCAGCGGCAGCAGAAGCAGGGTTAAGGGACGAAGCCAACATCGGCAGTAAGCAAGGACAACAATTGAGCGAAAAGTATGGTGCTCAAGAAGACTATATAAGAGAAGCAGTAGATGAACCATTCACCGCTCAAGGTATTACAAGAGAAATAGTAGAAGAGGAAGCAGGAGCAGGTGCCCGAGCAACCAGAGGAACACAATATAGAGAAGCAGCACAAGAAACCTTAGAAACTAACCCTAGATTAGTAGAAGCAGAAAAAGCAATTACCGATTTAAACACACAATCAGACAATCTTTTTAGAGGTATCTCTGACGGATCAATTGATCCAAATCTTGCAGGAAAACAAATAAGAGAAACATTTGAAACAGCAAAAGAAACAGCACAAAAAACTGTTGACGAAGCCTACGAAGAAGCTACAAGACTAGCTGGGTTTAAAGGCAATATGAAACCTTATGACTATACTCCATTACTTAAACCAGCTAGACGCTTTAAAAATATAATGGATCAACAAGCATTTGCAGATCCTAGGAGTAAAAGAATAATTGCAGATGTGTTAGCTAGTGTAGAAAGTGGAGCTAAAAAATCTCATGATGCTTTTAGAGGTGATCTAACAAGTCTAAGAGGCATAATAAGAGCAGAGAGGTTAGCAGGAAATAATATAGAAGAGTTAGTTAGGTTGCAAAAAGTTATGGAAAGTATTCGTGCTAAAACATTAAAAGACTCAGGTAGCCCTGATGCGTTAAGGGTTTTTAATGAAGCCGAAGCAAGTTACCGACAATTAATGGAAAGGTTTAACAATGATCAAATAGGGAGAATGTTAAATCTTCAAAATGTGAGTAATACTGCGTATAGACAAGGAGACAAAACCGCTTATAACGGTTTTATGAATTTTTTAAGAAACAACATCACTAAAAACGCAGACGGAACAATTAGCTCTCCTACATACATAGACGATGTATTACTTGATCCTACACACCTAGACGGTTTGTTAGGGATAAAGGGTGGGTTACGTCAAACATATATGGACAAAGTGATAGACACTACTGGAGATGTTTTTAAACCTAGAAGTCCTAAAGCTCATGCAGATTTTATGAGAGACAATAAATCATTATTGGAGAAATTTTTTACAGAAGATGAAATGGCAGAGTTTGCTAACGCAGGTAAGTTTATTGAGAATTTTAAAGCTAGAGAAAGAGCTTTAGCTCAAACAAGAGACGCCATACTCAGGAACACTAATCTATCAGATATAGCAGGTAACTTTAAAACACCAGAAGATTTATTTAAAAACACATGGACTCCAGGTGGATTCACAGCTACTAAAGAGTTGTTTGATGCGGTTACTACTCACGGTAGTAAAGATTTAATAGACACTTATAAATCCTATATCTTTAAAGACATAATGGACAATACTTCAAGGCAATCACAAAGTCTTGGTCAAAAGATTTTTGATGGTACTAGCTTACAAGACTATTTAGGTAAGCATGGCGATGCCATGGAAATATGGTTCGGTAAGAAGTTTGTAACACAACTTGACGGTATAGCTAAAAAAATTAAAAGTTTCGATGATCCAAAAGTAAGAGCTATGATGGCAGAAGACCCATACATATTCAAAAGTGTGAATTCTTTGGCACGTGCTTATGTTGGTCTATTTACAACTCCAGGTCGTGTGATGACTGCCGTTAAAAATATTGCAGGAGGAGCAGCCGATAATAAAGAACTTGCACTTCTCATAGACCCAGACAAACTGTACACAGCTATTGTAAATAATCAATGGCAAAAAAATCCAGTAGTTAAGGGTTTAGTTAGAGAACTTGGTAGGATATACTATAGGGAATGGGAAGATCCTGATGATGAACTCACATCTGATGTATCAGCGCAAGAGACACTGATGTTTGGTCCAGGTTATCAAATCCAAGAAGAACAAAGGAATTTTAATATCGGAGGACACGTAATTAAAGATTTAGGAATACCGTTAAAATACGGAGTAGGAAAATAATATGGCAATGTTAAAAAATTTAATAAAAGCACCCCCAATGATTGGTGGACAACCAGTTAGTATTCAAAGGTTTACTCCTCCAGGAGACCCAAGAAATAAAAGACCACCCCAAATATTTATAAACGATGGTCCAGCTCAAGACAGCGTAGCTGACCATAGTGTGCCAAGATCAATTTTACCTCAAACTGATGGTGGACGTATACCTCCTCAACCATCAAGAACACCTATGCCTATGGCACAAGGAGCTCCTGCTGGTAACCGTTTAGCAGATATGTATAACCGTGGTCCAGGTCTAGCTTCTTTAATAAACCCAACTCCAGTAAATCCAGGTGGTCAAGAAGATAGACAAAAAATGATGGACATGCAAAGAGAAACATACAGAAGATTTCTTGCGCCTCCTGCTCCACCACCAGGAACACCACCAGTAACACCACCAATGTTACCACCAGGAACACAACCAGGAACACAACCAAACGTACCAGAGTTAGGTGGTGGTTTTTTCAACCGCATACGAGAAAGAGCACTAGCAGCAAAAGCAAACCAAAATGATTATGGAGACGGTCCAGGTAGTAGAATGGATGACAGAGACTTTTTACAAACCGTAGACTATGATTTTGATCCCCGATTTGATCTAGAAGAAGGAATGCCTTCTGGTCTAACAGTAACACCAGAAACTGATCTGCCACCTGTTTTTCCACCACAAATACCAAATTTCCCTGATGGTGGTATTGCTGGACTTCCTATGGGAGACATAGGTGTACCCATAGGTGGTAGAGATCAAATGTTTATAGACGATGGTCCACCAGCTTTTGATCCAACTGGATTACCTCAAATGCCTGTAGAAAGTGGTTATGGAGACGGTCCAGGTGGTAGAATGGATAGTCAGATGCCTGTATCAATGCCTGCTATATCAAGTATAAACGCACCTAACATACCCAACATAGCTATACCCAATATGCCAAACATAAACATACAAGAACTACTTAACATTCCAGGACTTGTGGGTCAAAACAGGGATATGTTAGAAGCCGAAACTGAGCTTAAAAAAATTCCACCTAGAGGTCGTGTAGGAATAAGTAGAGGAAGAGGACCAGGAATGAATTTAGGTGGATTGGTGGGGCTACCTCTCAATAGGTATTAGTGAGACCTATCCCCTTCAAACACACAAATAAATAAAAGCCCAACGTCTGTTGTGTTATAAACTCGGTGGAACTCTCCATCGTTAACACAAACAATATCTCCTTCGGTAACTTTAAATTTTTGGTCATCTATTTGCATCTCACCCTTTCCTTTTATAAAAAAGTAAACTTCTTCTTGGCCTTTGTGTTTGTGTCCTGTGGTGGATTTTTTTGCTGTTAAAAAAGTACTGCTCAAGACTAAACTGTCTCCAAATCTGTTATCAGTGACTATGTACCTTTCGTCTTCTTTGACTACCTCTCCACCAATATTTTTTACGGTTACTTTTTGCACTCTATACCAGCCAGTCTTTCCATTTTTCTTCCCCAAGTACTGTTTGAGCAATATTTTGTTTCATCCTTAAAGATTTAACTATTTTTTCATCTACTGTTCTTTCACAGACTATGTCTATATAAGTAACTTTATTTGTTTGACCTATACGGTGTGCTCTGTCCTCTGATTGTAGACGTTTTTCAAGATCATAGTTATTAGAATAATATATAACGGTGTTGGCTGCAGTTAAAGTAATTCCATAACCACCTGTTTGTGTGTTGCCTACAAAAAATCTTAATGGACTATCTGGGTTTTGAAACTCATTGATAACTTCTTCCCTACGTTCTTGATTCACGTCTCCGTGATATGTACCTACAGATTCTTCTCCATAAACTTTAGCCAGTTCTCTTTCTATCTTTTGAATATCGTGTCTATAGTTTGCCCAGATAATTACTTTACCATCAGTTTCTTCCAAAATTTCCATCAGTTCTGGAAGTCTTTGACTCGGTAACTCCGTTAGACCTCCACCGTCAAGTCCTACAAAACCACAAGAAACTTGATGTAGTCTTACTATTTGTGTTATCAAATGGGTTATTGTTACTGTACCTTTACTCAAAGAAGCCTTCGCCTGCTTTTGTAAATCTTTATAAACACGTTTTTGTTCATCAGTCATTTGAATAATTCTCTTGAGATAAACTTTATCTGGTAAGTCTAAACAGTCCTTTTTTAATACCCTAGAGCTAAATTTAAGGAGACTCTCGTTTAATTCTGTAAGGTTTTTGTACCCTATTACCTGCTTAAACGTCCTACCGTTAGCACTACGGTCGGCTAAATTGGCATATCGAGCCCTAAATGAGAAATAGCTACTAAACCCCAATAAACTAGGATCTAGAAAATACGCTTGACTATAAAGATCTAGTGGACTCTTAGTCACGGGAGAACCAGTGAGTATTCTTTTATAGTATGCGTACTTACCTAAACGAACAGCATTAATTGTTCTTTTAGCTTTGTGGTTTTTTATAGTTGTGCTTTCATCTACTATAAACATAGCTTTTCTTTTAAACAAAAAGTCAGTTACAAACTGAGTGCCTTTCTTTGTGCTCAAGGCTTCTATATTCATTATTAATATGTTAAGCCTATCAGGTTCTTCTGATAAAGTAGCTAATAGTTTTTTATTCTTTTTTGTGCCTGAGTTAGACCACTTGACTGCATGATAGTTTATTTCATCTGGTACGTGGTTCGGAATCTCTTTACTGTACCATGTGTCGTACACCCCTTTAGGAGCTAATATTAAAACACCATTGATTTTTTGTTCTCTGTAGAGATGAACAAAATTATCAATAGCTACTTTAGACTTACCGCAACCCATCTCCATAAACAAAGCAAATTCTTCTTTGTCATAAGAGCTATTTAAAGCATCTAATTGATGTTGATACGGTTTAGTTTTAAATAAAAAGTCAACCACGTTTCTCCTTTCTTAATAGGTTTCCCATAGTATCGTATATATAAGTTAAAAAATAAATACATGTTTTAGCATAATTACCACTAAACCGTCAATACCCTGATAATACTCTTCCCAATACCTTCGCATGTGTCTGTTTTGTTAAGGTTTAAACTCTGATCCTATTACCCTATTACTTAATTTAAAAAATTTAAGCATATCTCCTTTTTAAAATTTAAAAACTACCTATAATAATAGGCGTAGTAGTAAGAGGTAGTGGCGGTGATACCTCAAACAAAGTTCCTAAAGAACACACCGTCATTTTAATGCTAAACTTTTTATTTACTTTCACTTACATTAAAAGTAAAATCGAAAGATAACTAAGAATTAAGAAATAAGAGACAAGAGTTATGAAAGACCCAACAGTTTATATCGTTCAAAAACCCGACGAAAAGAAAAATATAATTTCAGCTCGGGACTACGGAGAGTTCAAGTTTCTCCTACCTGAAAAAACTAATCTAATGTGGAATTCTCAAGAAATAGTTTCCACAATCAAAAAAGAATTAAGATACTTTAACGACAGAGACCACCTACTATTAATAGGTGACCCAGCTGTTATAGGTATATGTACTGCTGTTGCTGCAGACTGGAATCAAGGTCGAGTAAAATTTCTTAAATGGGACAATCGTGAGTATAAATATTATCCAGTAGAGGTGGAGTTATGAGTTTAATAGATAAAATGGAAAAAGAAACTCAGCCAGACATAAAGGCAGAGGACTTAGGAAACATTAGCGACTTAGGTCGTCGTTTAGCAGAACTTGAAGAAAAGATTCAATTAGAAGAAGAACATTTAAAAACACTAAAAGCCGAACATCGTAAGGTTAGTGAGGATTTACTCCCCAATAAACTACGAGAACTTGGTGTTAGTGAATTTAAGTTAGCAGATGGTACAAGTATGTCAATACAACAATACTATTCTGCGAGAATAACCCCAGAAAACCGTGAAGTTTGTTTCCATTGGTTAGAAAATAATGGTTTAGGGGATATAATAAAGAATACTGTTTCGGCAAACTTCGGTAGAGGTGAAGACGAAGCAGCTTCGGAACTCATGACACAGCTAGAAGGTGATGGACACTCCCTAGTTCAAAAGAAGTGGGTAGAGCCTATGACTCTAAAAGCTGTGGTCAAGGAGCAGGTGGAAAAGGGGAACGACCTACCTCTAGAAACCTTTAATGTTTACATAGGTCAGAAAATAAAGGTGAAAAAATGACAGAGAAAAATGAAAAAATGACAGAAGAAAAAGTAACTGAGAAAAAAGAAATAGCTGAAAAGAAAACTACAGCCCTTACCACCTCATCTGCTTTTGAAGAAGATGCTGGTAGTGGGTTGGAAAACCTTACAGCCGAGGATCTTACTATACCACGTCTTAAAATACTTCAAGCGTTAAGCCCAGAAGTTAATAAAAGAGATGGTAAGTATGTTGAAGGTGCTGCAGCAGGGGATATAATCAATACCGTAACTAAAAGCCTCTACACTGAGGATGATGGTTGTGTGGTGCTTCCCGTAGCTTATAAGCGTATGTTTTTAGAGTGGCAACCACGTGAAAGTGGAGGTGGCTTAGTAAAACAACACTTAGACCCTAATATCCTGTCTCAAACAACTAAAGATAAAACAGGAGCAGACATGCTAGAGAATGGTAATTACATTCAAACATCTGCTACTCATTATGGTTTAGTGGTTGATGGAGACTCTTACCAACAAGTAATGATACCAATGGCTGGTACACAATTGAAGAAATCCCGTACTTGGAATTCTGTAATGGCGAGTATAAAGGTTCAGTCTAGTGCAGGCAAAGTCTTTACACCACCATCATACAGTCATAGGTATAAACTTACGACTGTAGCAGAATCTAACGATCGTGGTACGTGGTTCGGTTGGAATATCGAACTAGCGGGAGTGCTTACTGAAGAAGAAATGTTTCTATATGAAGCAGCAAAACAATTTGCAGGCAGTATTAGCTTTGAAAATAGTTTTGGTTCTGCTGAATCAGAAGCTCCATTTTAATTGTAATATAGTTTGGGTGGGGTATTCCCCCACCCTCATTGGAGTATGATCGTTGGAAATAGCGGAAAAACTACATGAAATCTTTCACGGCTCAAGTCGAGCTCACGGTAGTTTTATGGTAGAAAATGGTTCGCTAGGACAAAAAACTCAAGGTAAAGCAAAAACTATAAAAACAATCGGAGCCAGTACCAAACACTGGCAAGATCACATAAACGGAACAGCAGGGTTAGGGATAATACCCATAGACGAAGAGAACTCCGTTAAGTGGGGAGCCATAGACATAGATATATACTCCCTTAATCTAGAAAAACTTGTTTCAAAAATAGAAGAATTCAAACTACCTTTAGTAGTCTGTCGTAGCAAAAGCGGAGGGGCACATGTCTTTTGTTTTCTAAAAGAAAAAGCACCAGCAGCAGACATGCAAGATAAACTTAGAGAAATATCAGCAGGGTTGGGTTACGGTGGTGTAGAAATATTTCCTAAACAAAGAGAAGTTTTAGTGGAGCGAGGAGATATTGGTAGTTGGTTAAATATGCCATATTTTGAGGGGGATGAATCCTTAAGATATGGATTTGACACTAAAGGCAAAGCCTTGTCTTTAATAAATTTTATAGACTTTGTTAAAGAAAGATCTATAACCCACGAAGAACTTGTAGAACTAGAAATTCCTATTCTTGATGATATAAAGGATGGACCACCGTGTCTTCAAGTATTACTTAAACAAGGGTTCCCGAAAGGCACAAGAAATAACGGTTTGTTTAATGTAGGTGTTTACCTCAAGAAGTCTGACCCAGAAAACTGGCAAACAGAAATAGAAGAATACAACCGCAAGTATGTTCACCCACCTTTACCTGCCCAAGAAGTTTTAACACTCATAGGCACACTTAAAAAGAAAGAATATAATTATAAATGCAGCGATGAACCCATTAAGTCTTACTGTAATGTAGCTAAGTGTCGTGGCTGTAAGTTTGGGGTTGGTGGAGGCAACACTACTCCTACTTTTTCTAGTCTATCTAAATTAGACACTAAACCACCCCTCTGGTTCTTATCTATTAACGATAAACGCCTTGAACTAAACACAGAACAGCTCCAGAATCAGCTTAAATTTCAACGTTCTTGTATGGAAGTACTCAATATGATGCCTCCACGTATGAACGACAGAGCATGGCAAGCATTGATACAAAACCTTATGGATGGTGGAATGGAGGTTATTGAGGTTAGTGATGACGTTACCATAGAAGGTCAGTTTATGGAACTGCTAGAGTCTTTTTGCACAGACATGGCTCAAGCTAATACCAGAGATGAAATCTTGTTAGGCAAACCCTACACAGAAGAAGGTAAAACATATTTTAGAATTAAAGACTTAAAAGACTACTTAGCAAAACACAGGTTCACAGATATGCAGGTTAATCAGATAGCTTCTAAACTAAGAGATTTAAAAGCTAAACATAAATTCTTTAATATTAAAGGTAGAGGAACTAATGTTTGGTATATCAATGAGTTTAACTATAGTGAAGAAGATAAAGAAGGACTTGATACTAAGGACTTTGGGGAGAGTGATCTGTAATGTGGAACGTGGTACTTGGTCCACCTGGAACTGGTAAAACTACCTACCTTTTAAATAAGGCAGAAGAATTTTTAGAGTCTGGTGTGAGACCAGAAAAATTAGGGTACGTTGCTTTCACTAAGAAAGCTGCCAACGAAGCACTAACAAGAGCGGTAGAAAAGTTTGGCTATGATCCTAAAGAGTTGGTTTATTTTAGAACACTTCACTCTCTTTGTTATTATTGGCTGGGGTTAGGCAGAAGTGATGTAATGGCTAGAAGCAATTTGAGAGAGTTCAGTAAAACAATAGGTGAACGAATAGGTTCGGCATGGGATGGTGAAAACCTTATGGCTTTAAATAGCAAGGGAGACACCATGTTGTTTTTAGAAAACATGGCACGTAATAAGTGTGTAGGGTTTAAAGAGCAGTGGAACTATGCGGACTCCAATATCTCTTGGCTACATTTTGATTGGTTTATTAAGAACTATAAAAATTATAAAGACACCAATTTCTTAATAGACTATACAGATATGTTAGAGATGTTTCTTGATTCAAAAGGAAGTCCAAACCTAGAGGTTTTAATAGTGGACGAAGCCCAAGATCTTTCTGCCCTACAATGGAAGTGTGTAGAAAAATTAGCAGAAAATGTAGAGCATGTCTATATTGCAGGAGACGATGATCAAGCTATTTATAGATGGGCTGGTGCAGATGTTGAACAGTTTATAAACTTAAAGGGCAAAACCACGTACTTGAAACAATCTTATCGTGTGCCTAGAAAAGTACACGACATAGCATTAGGGGTTGTAAAACGCATAGGTAACAGAAAAGAAAAAGTTTGGGAACCTAAAACTGAAGAAGGGTCGGTTAACTATCACACAAGTTTTGAACACGTAGACATAACAAGGGGAGATTGGTTATTTTTAGCAAGAAACAATTACTTACTAAACGCAGTAGAAGAACACTTAAAGATTAATGGTAGGGTTTATCAAAAAGGTAATAAATCCTCAGTTTCTGAAAACTTAATTACCGCTATTAGAGATTGGGAAAGTTTGCGTAAGGGAGCCTCTATAGAGGCTGGAAGGATACGAAAAATATATGGGTATATGAAGGTGGGTAAAGGCGTTAAAAGAGGCTACAAGACGCTTAAAACGGTCAGAGACGACCTTAATTTATCCCTTAAAGAGTTAAAAGCTGACCATGGGTTATTACTTGACTGTATTTGGCATGAATGTTTTGATTTAATTGGTAATACACAAAGAGAATATGTCATATCTTGCCTAAGACATGGGGAAAAACTATTTTCTTCTAAGATAAGGTTAAACACAATCCATGCTGCTAAGGGTGGGGAGTGTGAAAATGTGGTACTACTCACAGACTTAGCTAATAAGACGTGGGAAGAACTGTACCGTAGTCCAGATAATGAATGTAGAGCTTTTTATGTTGGTGTTACTAGAACCATAGATAATTTGCACATTGTACGAGGAAAAACTCGTAAGGAGTTTTTATTCACATGATGAAAATTATAAAAGGTGCCTTAAAAGAATACGACGCGAAGATAACCGATTGGGATGAACCAACTATCAGAGTATTTAACGGTAGAGAAGTACAAGGAAGACCCACTAAAGGTTACGGTACAGCAACCTTTGATTATGCAGGCAAAACGTATGAACCTGAACCGTGGACACAAAACATGAGGTTAATAAAAATGGCAACCGAACTATTAGTCTACAAAGAACTTGAAAAGATTGTACGGTTTAATTTTTGTTTGTGTGGTTTATACGAAGACGGTGATTCTACCATACCTCACCACTCTGACACAGTTCCTACTTTAGATGATTTAGTAGTAGGTGTTTCTTTTGGTGCTGCTAGGATACTTCAGTGGCGTCAATTTGGTGAGGACATAAAAGAGGAAAGCAACACCAGTGAAATAAACACACGTGGTTTAGCTTACTCTGTGGACCAAACAGACCACATCATCGAGCATGGTGACGTTTACATATTTGATGGGCACTCTCAAATGACCAGTACTCATTCAATACCGACCATAGAAAATGTGGGTAAACGAGTTAATTTGACGTTTAGGACTGGATTGTGAATAAAATTTTTAGCAATAATCCTATACTTTCCCTTTACAAGTAAAGTAAAATAAAAACGGTATGAATATTTTTAAACTAGACAAAACCCCTCAATTATGTGCTCAAACGCATTGCGACAAACACGTATCTAAAATGATACTTGAATCAGCTCAGATGCTTTGTACTACTTTGTGGACTAACGGTCAAAGTGCTCCTTATAAACCAGTGCACGCAAACCATCCTTGTACTCTATGGGCAGGAAAAAGCCTTGATAATTGGGTGTGGTTAAAAGAACTAGCCATATACTTAAACGAAGAGTTTTGCTGGCGATACGGTCGGTCAGCTAACCATAAATCAATTGAGGTCGTTAATGAATTATCTCCACTTCTTATAGAAAGTAAAGGCTTACAACAACATCCACAATGTATGCCTGATGAGTACAAAATCATTAATGACCCTATATCTGCCTATCGTAGTTACTACATAGGAGAAAAGAAGAGTTTTGCAAAATGGACTAAACGGGAGGTACCGCAATGGTTTCAACAAGTAGCGTAGATGGTTTCTTTTATTACATAAATGAAAGACATAAAATTTTTATAAAGCGTCACCTAGAAGATCCTTTTCCGTGGACTGATGATGAAATACTACAGACCTATAGTTTCTGTAATGTGTTTCGTGAGTTAGATAAAGTTACTGTATGGATACGAGAAAACTGGAAAGAGCCTTACGCCGATCACCCTAATCTACCTTTTGCTATGGCTATGGCTAGGCAAATAAATTGGCCAGAGACTTTAGAAGAACTGGGGTTCCCTGAACATTGGAACCCTGAACGTATTAAAGCTATTATGCAAGGTAGAATGAATAGGAAAGAAAAAGTTTACACAGGGGCGTACATGTTAACAGGCACTTTAGGGGGAACTAAAGTAGAACAAACCATAGACAAAATACTTACCCCATTGTATGAAAACCCACCACCTATACACCACAATAGTTTACAAAACACATGGGCAGAATACCTACCTTATGCTGGATTTAGTGGATTTATGGCTTATGAGGTAGTTACCGACTTAAGACACACAAAATATCTAGATAAAGCCGAAGATATTATGACGTGGGCTAATGCTGGTCCAGGAGCAAAACGTGGGTTAAATAGAATACATGGCAGACCTCTTGAACAAAGTATAAAAACTGATCAGTTAAATGAAGAGATGAAAGATTTACTGGATATTTCAGGAGAGGTTGCTAATACACTAGATCCATCTGTACCTGATTTAGAGATGAGAGAAATAGAACACTGCCTATGTGAATACGATAAATATGAAAGAGTGCGTTTAGGTGAAGGCAGACCTAGAGCAAAGTTTAAATATAAAGGAGAATAATATGCCAGCAAATTTTAACCATATTCAACAACTAGCGGATCAAGACGTAGATAGTCTTAAAGAATCAGAAAAAAGTTACGGAGATAGTTGGCGTAGCCGTGGAGGTGTTGGTGCTTTTATGATGTTAGCACGTAAGTGGGACAGAATAGAAAATCAAGTGAAAAAAGACGGATACGATATTTTTAAAACAATAGAAAATGATCCAAGTGAGACAGGAATATTAGACGACATACAAGACTTAAGAAGATATTTATTATTAGTGGAGTCTCATATATGTGTTAAAGCTTACCTGAAAGATTTAGAAAAAAGAGAGGAAATTATATGAAGAAAGTAGAGATTAAAATAATAGACTCAAGTTTATTTGAACACACTGACCCACACATACTCCCTGAGTATGCTACTGTAGGCTCAGCTGGTTTAGACTTACGGTCAGCAGAGGATTATGAGTTAGCTCCAGGAGAGTCTCATACATATCGCACAGGGTTAGCTATGTACTTAGGTGACTTTGAGCTTTGTGGTTTGCTTGTACCTCGTTCTAGTTTAGGTATTAAAAAGATACACTTAACTAATACATTAGGGATTATTGACGCAGACTATCAAGGTGAATTAATGGTTCCGCTAACTAATAACGGAGAAGATAATTTCCTTATTGAAAAAACTCAAAGGATAGCTCAGTTAGTAGTAGTGCCTGTGGTTCAGGTGCTGTGGCAACCTGTTTTAGATTTTAGTAGTATCACCATGCGTAGCATAGGTGGGTTCGGGAGCACAGGTGCAAAATGAAAATATATATACCAACAAGAGGAAGACCTCATAATCAGGAAACTTTAAAATGGTTTCCTAAAGAAATGCAGACCGATGGTTCTGTTACTTTGGTGATAGACCCAGACGAAGCTGACAAATACTTTCGGTATGCAAACACCCCAAGACTAATAGTTCCAAAAGACTGCATAGGTATTGGTCCAAAACGTAAATACATCGTAGAAAATACAGATGATCCAAGAATAGTCATGCTAGACGATGACTTACGGTTCTATATTCGTAAAAGCCCAACTGATTGGCACTTACGTTATTTAGAATCAAACGAATATCCCGCTTTATTTGGTTTACTGGATGAGTGGATGGATCAAGGTTACGCTCATGTGGGGATAAGTGCTAGAGAGGGTAATAACCGTGTTGAAGACTTATCTGTAGAAAATACTCGGTATATGAGAGTTTTAGGGTATAACTTAGACGCCTTTCCTAGTGACGTTGAATGGGGCAGAACTAGGGTGATGGAGGACTTTGACATAGCTTTACAACTATTAAGAAGAGGTAAAGCTAGTAAGGTTAGTTATTACTACGCTCAGGGTCAAAAATCGTCTAACGCTGACGGTGGTTGTAGTGAGTGGAGAACGATTGACGTACACAACGAAGGTGCTCAAAAACTTCATGACCTACACCCAACTTGTGTAAAGGTGGTGGAGAAACAAACTAAAACAGCTTGGAATGGTTTGCCTCGTAAAGACGTAATCATAGGTTGGAAAAAAGCGTATAAAGAAGGGGTAGAAAATGCAAGTAATTGAGGTAAGAAATGTACACGATGCTCTACTACGTGGAGTGGATATTCTCCACATCGACGGAGAAAAATCTGAAAGTAGAAACGGAGAGGTTTATCAGGCACAAACCCCAGTAACAACCGTATACCATAAACCAAAAGAAAGAGTTTTGTTTTGGGAGGAAAGAGACGCCAATCCTTTCTTTCATTTTATGGAGGCTTTGTGGATGTTGGAAGGACGCAATGATCTCAAGTTTGTACAATACTATAACAAAGGTATGAAAAACTACAGCGATGACGGTGAGACTTTACACGGAGCTTATGGTTGGAGATGGCGTTCTTTCTTTATGTATGATCAATTGTCTGTGATAATAGAAAGACTAAAGAAAAACCCAGAGGACAGACGCTCTGTTTTACAGATGTGGGATCCTATTGAAGATTTAAACAGGGTTGGGGTTGACGTTCCTTGTAATACTTGTATCTATTTCAAGATAGACTTAAAGGGCAGGTTACAAATGACTGTTAGTAACAGGTCTAATGATATTATTTGGGGGGCTTATGGTGCAAATGTTGTACACATGTCCATGCTACAGGAATACATGGCTAGTGCCATAGGAGTTCCTGTAGGACGTTATTATCAAGTGAGTGATAATTATCACGCCTACGCAGAAGTTTTTGAAGAATTATTAGAAAAATTGGTGGCGAGAGACGCTATAGACTTCTATACACAAAGAACCCTTATTGACTCAAATCCATATAAAATAGGGGAAGTACAACCATACCCAATGATCAACACAGGAATACAAACATGGGATCTAGATTTACTAGGGTTTTTAGACAGAGTACCATTTGAAGAAATGGAGTTTAAAGATTCTTTCTTTAACGAGGTAGCCGTACCTATACAAGATTCATGGTGGCTACATAAAGAAGGAAAAACAGAAGAAGCCATGATTGAGATTCAAAAGTGTGTCGCTAGTGATTGGCGTAAAGCCTGTTGGGAGTGGTTTAATAGAAGAATAAAATAAGGAGATACCACATGATTAAACAATGGTCATATAGCAGACTAAGCTGTTTTGAAAAATGTCCCAAACAAGCAGAATTTAAGTTTATTAAAAAGATAAAAGAACCTGGAAGTCCAGCAATGGACAGAGGTAAAGACATTCATAAAATGTGTGAAGAGTTTATAAGAGGTCAGTTAGAAGAAATGCCTGCACAAATTCAAGATTTTGAAGATGCTTTTTTAGTTCTTAAAGATCTTTATTTACACGGACACGTCATTTGTGAAAGTGATTGGGCTATAGATAAAAACTGGGAAAAAACAGGTTGGTTTGAAGACGATACTTGGGGTAGAGCTAAAGTAGATGCTTTTGTATACGAGGAAGGTATTAGTAAGGAAGCACGTGTAATTGATTTTAAAACAGGAAGATATGATGGTAACCAAGAAGTTCACAGAGAACAGTGTGAATTATATGGAGCTATAGCGTTGAGTCGTTACCCTGAACTAGAAAGTATTACTACAGAAATGTGGTACTTAGATCATGGTAAGATTGACCGCTACATATATACACCAGAAAGCATTAAAGTAAAACAAGAAAGACTTAATCTAAGGGCAATAGCCATGACCACTGCGGAGGAGTTCCCTGCTAATCCTTCTAAGTTTAAGTGTAAGTGGTGTTATTTTGGAAAACAAAACATGTGCAGAGAGGCAGAAGTATGACACAACAAGGTGTAATGGAGTTTATGTTACCTGAGGTGGAGTGGGCTCCACCTCCTTCTTTTCCAGACCTAACAGGTCAAAAAGAGATAGCGATTGATCTAGAAACCTGTGATCCGTGGCTCAAGACTCATGGTCCAGGGTGGGCGTTTAAAGATAGAGGATATATCATAGGCATAGCTGTAGCTACTAAAGGTTGGAAAGGCTATTTCCCTATAGCTCACCACAGTGGTGCTAATTTAGACAAGAACGTGGTTCGTAGGTGGTTACAAAAACAACTAGACGCATCGAACGATAAAATATTTCATAATGCTCAGTATGACGTAGGTTGGTTAAAGGCAGAAGGTTATACAATTAATGGAAAGATACACGATACCATGATGGCTGCTCCTCTATTGAATGAAAATGAGTATAGCTACTCATTAAACAGTTTAGGCAAACAGTACCTTAACGAAATAAAAGACGAGTCTATGTTAAAAGAAGCAGCACAAGTTTTTAGCGTTGATCCTAAGTCTGAAATGTACAAACTACCGCCTGAATATGTAGGTACTTACGCTGAACAAGACGCTGACCTTACCTACAGACTTTGGCAGATTTTAAAAACAGGGTTAAAAGATGAAGATATAACTGATATTTATAACTTAGAGAGTTCTTTATTACCTGTGCTTATAGATACTAGGATAAAAGGTGTGTTGATAGATACCGATAAAGCACAACAGGTTAAAAAACAACTATTAACTGAAGAGAAAAAGATTATAAAAGAAATAAAGAATTGGTATGGTATTGAACCTGACCTGTGGGCAGCACAATCATTGTCTCAGGTTTTTGATAGAGCTGGTGTAGAATACCCAACCACTCCTAAAACAAAAGCACCAAGTTTTGTGGCTAACTGGTTAGAGAGCCATGACCATAAACTACCGATGGCTATAGCTAAAGCTAGAAAGTTTAATAAAGCTCGTACTACATTTATAGATAAAATGATACTAGAACATTTGGTTGACGGTAGAATACATGGAGAACTGCATCCCTTAAGATCAGATAGCGGAGGAACTGTCACAGGTAGGTTTAGTTGCAGTAACCCTAATCTGCAACAAGTACCAGCTAGAGATCCTATGATTGGCAACCTGATTCGTTCTTTGTTCATACCAGAAGAAGGTCGTCATTGGGGTTGTTTTGATTACTCTCAGCAAGAACCCAGATTAACTGTACACTATTCCGTGCTTACTCATCAAGACGGTGCAGAAGAAGCAGCACTAGAATACGAAGATGATTCAGCTGATTTCCACCAGATAGTAGCAGACATGGCTAACATAAGCCGTAAAGAAGCAAAGATAATTAACTTAGGACTTAGTTATGGAATGGGTAAGGACAAACTAACCAATCAATTGGGAATCAGTGCAGAAGAAGCAGAGTTATTGTTTGATCAATACCATCAAAGAGTGCCCTTCATTCGTGGTCTACGAGACTCTGCTTCTAGAATGGGAGCAAACAGAGGTTTTGTTAAAACTATTCTAGGGCGTAAGTGTAGGTTTAACCTATACGAACCTTTTGACCGTAGAGAAACTCCCCTACCTTTAGAAAAAGCTATGAACGAGTATGGCGGTAGATTAAAAAGAGCCTATACATATAAAGCAATGAATAGACTTATACAAGGATCTGCAGCAGATATGACTAAGCAAGCTATGTTAGACCTGCATAAAGAGGGGATAGTGGCTCATACCCAAGTACATGACGAACTTAATGTCTCTATAAAGGATAAAGAGGAGTGTGAAAAGATAATAGAAATAATGAGAGACTGTGTTGAACTTAAAGTACCCAATAAAGTTGACGCAGAAATAGGTAAAAGTTGGGGAGAGGTTATAGACTATAAGGAGTACTTCTTAAATGAGAAAAACTGAACTCAAAAAACTATACTTTAATATCTACATGACATACACAAACAGTTACACAACGCTTGAAGAAATAGGAACTAAATACGACGTTTCTAAACAAAGAGTTTGGCAAATAATAAGGTATTGTAAACTTGGCGATGGTAATTATTATAAGGGTCTAAAACTCTATAACGATACATACAAAAGCTATAGGAAAGAATTTAAAGAAGCTGACCCAAAAACATTGAACGCACTCATGAGAGATTGGATGAAATTAAAAAACATAAGGTTAATAAAAAATGGGTAAAATAAACTCAAGAAATAAAGGAGCGTCTTTTGAAAGAGATGTCGCCAGACGTTTAAACTCGTTCTTTGAAGAAAAAGGTGTTGATTTTAAGGTTAAAAGAAATCTAGAACAATATCAAGAAAAGGACTTAGGAGACTTGAACATACCTAATCACACAATTGAGTGTAAACGCTACGCCTCTGGTAATTGGTATAAAGAAGATTGGTGGACACAAGTCTGTGCGTCTTGTGGAGACACAGTACCTGTTCTGATCTGGAAATACAATCATCAGCCAATTAGAGTTTGTGTTCCTTTATGGTCTGTAAGTGAGCGTAACTACAACAGACACAACGAAGCTCCAGACAATTCAGTGACTGTCGTACTTACATTTGAACACTGGTTAGACTATGAACTTGCCTATAATCTTTAAGATTATCCTATACTCTATACTTAGTATATATATCATAGGGGGTATGTTTAGTAATTATACGAAAACATTTTTAGAAAGGAGAAAGATATGGCAGATGCTGTAGAAACAATGGCTTACGCTGGGGAAGTACCTTGGCATGGGCTAGGTGTTAAAGTTGAAGACAACCTAACACCACAAGAAATGCTTGTTGCTGCTGGACTTGATTGGACAGTTAGTAAAAGGCATTTATTTACTCACGCTGACCCAGACGTAAACACTTCCGACGACCTTATCGGTGTAGAAGGTTACTCTGTGTTAGTCCGTGATAGTGATAACAAAACTTTTGGTCCGTGTGGTCCAAGGTTTGTACCTAGTCAAAACGCACACGCTTTTGAATTTTTTAAGAAGTTTACCGACGCAGGACACATGAAAATGGAAACTGCTGGTTCTCTTAAAGGAGGAGAAAATGTTTGGGGACTAGCTAACGTCAGTAAAGACTTTACACTTCCTGGTGATGACCGAATTTTAGGTTACTTATTAGTAAGTGTGTCTCATAAGTGGGGGAAATCCAATGAAATTAGATTTACACCTATAAGGGTAGTGTGTAACAACACACTGACAATGGCTTTGTCTGATAAGGCTACTGCTGGTTTTAAAATGCCTCATGTACGTGCTATAGATAGCGAAGTATTTGTGGCTGCTGAACGAGCACTAGGGTTGGCTGGAGACAGAATGGATGAATTTCAAGAAGCTGCAGAGTTTTTGAGCTCTAAGCAATTTGATAAAAATTCAGTCGTTAACTATATAGCTGACTTATTTCAACCTGAATTATTAGTGGCTCAGGAAGAAATAGAAAAGATGAGTGATACTAGGATGATAGCTACTCGTCAATCGATGGTTGATGAGTTTAAACGCATACCTAGTATGGTACATCAAGCTATTGAAGAACAGCCAGGAGCTCACCTTAAATCCTCTAAGGGTACTTGGTGGGGAGCGATGAATGCTGTTACTTTTGTAGTTGACCACAAATGGGGTCATGACCGAGACGCCTCGCTACATAATGCGTGGTTCGGTGGTCGTGCTTCATTGAAGCAGAAAGCGATGGATAAAGCCATCGACTATGCGAGAGCTGCATAACCAGTAAGGAGGATGGTGTCATTATTCATGACACCATTCCTTTACATTTCTTAAAAATTTTCTTAAGATAGGGTTTATAGATTGGAGAAAAAAGAATGGAAGACCGTAGGGTGAAAACAGAAGCACAAAAAAGTCACGAAAACAAAATCTTTGGAAATACAAACACATGGGAAGCAATCGTTTTTGTTAACAACACTCCAGCAGGCATAGACTGGACACGAATAGTTTCAACAACAGACAGAGACGTAGGAAAACTAAAAGGTGGTTCGGCTTCCTTACTAGACCCAGAAAAATACGCTCCTCCTCCATGGCTTACCCCTAATAAAGCAGCAGAAATTTGGAAACTACACACTAGAAAAAATAAAAAATTTAAAGACAAGAAAGAAGCTTCTCTTGTTTTTTGGAAGCATTTTAAAACTAAAGCAAAGAAACCTAAATACGAAGATTTTTCTAAACACCACTTAATAAGAGAAGGTCTTTGGAAAGAAGAGGAAACTGAAGCTGTCGTTTCAGTTAGGGAAAAACCAAAAAGGTCGTTAGGAGCAGACATGGTCAAACAAGCAAAAAGAAAACGCATGATATTATCAGAAACAGCTAAGATAGGTGCGACAGGTAAACAACCTAAGTCAGAGAAAAATATTGCAAGACTTAAACTCTACAGGAAGAGCAAAGTTAGTACAATATTGGCTAAGAACCCAGAAATAAAATTAGGAGATATCAAGTATGATATACGAAACAAATACGCAGAAATTGTGGGCTAAATGCAGCCCCTTAGAGCGTCTTTTTTATAAACTTAGGGTTAGGTATAGCCTAACTAAAAGAATTTAGTGGAGCGTAAATGCAAGCCCCTCCATACTTAGTCAAAAACTTTTTACTTACTATAAAAGCTGAGTGGATGCTTGATAAGACTACGCTTGAACTAACAAGAGACGCATTGCCGAGTTTAAAGAAATTCCAAGAGAGTGATGGACAGGAAAGTGTAAAAAATGTGTTACAAGAATATGTAACTGACCATGGTCATGATATTTATTCTGTGCCCTTGTTTACTCAAGAGTTTTGTGACACTATGTTAGATGAAATAGAAAACATGCAACAGCACTTTAACTTTAGTCCTAATGAAGACGAAGACGAACTTAGGCAAATACCAGAAATAGTTTTACATGAAAAATCTCCCGAGTTATTTAATTCAATGCTTGGGGTGGTTTTTAATGTTATGAACCCTATCTTTATGTCAGTTTGGCAACGGTATTCTCATGCTGCTGCAACTATACAGATTGCGAACTATAATGTTAGAGATAAAAAGCAGGGTGCGTGGCACCACGACCAAACCGCAGATATAAGCATGGTTGTTCCTTTGAACACAGGTAATTATAAAGGCGGAGGAACTGAGTTTCATGGTCGCACTACGGTAAAACCTTTACCCAATGGTCATGCTTTATTTTTCCCTAGTTTTACGCACATGCATCGTGGGCTACCAGTCAAAGATAAAGGAGATAGATATTTATTAGTGTTTTGGTTATACGGAGGTGGAGATGAATAAACCAATAGAAAAACCGATAAGAACTTACGACGGATATTTAGAAATACTGGACAATGTACGAATGATTATTCGTATGCATGCTCCAGAAGAATCGGTTGTAAAGCTCAATAAAGAGATAAACAGGCTTGAAGACGAAATTTCAGAAATTTTATCAGGTCGGCAAGATCAGTCCGAAATGGAGGAATAGTGGAAGAGTTAACTTATGAAGAGTGTAGGGTAGGTATTACTTTTGGTTCTTTTGATTTGTTTCATGCTGGTCATGTGTTTATGTTAGAGGAAGCAAAAACGATTTGTGATTATTTAATTGTAGGTCTTCAGAGCGATCCTACAATAGATAGACCAAAAACTAAAAATAAACCTGTGCAAAATATTGTAGAAAGACAGATTCAGTTGAGAAGTTGTAGGTATGTAGACGAAATTATTCTATACAACACAGAAGAAGAACTGTTGGATATTCTAAGAACTGTTTGTTGGGATATTCGTATTGTTGGTGAGGAATACAAACAAAAAGAGTTTACTGGAAAAGAACTTTGTAGCACTACTGGCGGTTCACTTTACTATAACTCAAGAAAACATGGGTTTTCCTCAACCAATCTAAGAAAAAGAATTACAGAATCCCAGTTTTTAACATAATATGCAATTGTGCTTTACTACAAGCTAGAAGTAAAGTAGAGTTTATATTTATATAAATAAATAAGGAGAAATTTATGCAACCTCATGCCGATATTCCTATGAGAAAAGTAATATGGAGAGATATTGAATTGATTAATGAAGTAGCTGAAAAACGCAACTACAATCGACAAATAGATCTTCCAACACTTAAAAAAGAGGTTAAAAAGCAGATAAAATCAATGGGTTACGAAAACTTTGATGAAGTATTTTTTGCTGCAAAAGAAATAATGATACATGAGCACAAAAACGGTGAAAAATGTGCACCACACATGAGAATTGGAATTTGGTTTCCTGACAACATTCAAGTGTATGTGGACTGTGATTTACAACTTTGGGACTCTTTTGAAAGAATTTTATCTCCTTTTAAGGAACATGTTAAACCTAAACTAAGAATTGTGTAATGAAACAATCCTCTTTTAAAGAGGGCATACCTATTCCAGAGATAGTCCCTCGTAACAATAAGTACAACCTACACAAAATGCAGGTTGGTCAATACTTCACTGTAGAAGACTGGGATTCTGAAGACGTTCAGCGTTTAAGAGTTGCTGTTTGTAACTACGCCAGAAGAAATGATAAAAAGTTTGTCACTCGTAAAATAGAAGAAGACGGTGATTGGAAGCTTCGTGTTTGGAGAGAGTTTTGAGTAAAAAATTAACCCCCAAACAAGAAAAGTTTGCACAAAATGTGGCGAAGGGGATGAAGAAAAAAGATGCTGCAAAACAAGCTGGGTACAGTGAGAAAAATGCAGGTCGTGCTGGTACTATGCTCACCTCTAAATCGAACCCAGAAGTACAAGACCGCATTCATGCTCTGCAAACTAAAGCTGCCAGTAAAGCTGAACTCACGCTGGGTAACCATTTAGTAGACCTTAAAGAGATTCGTGATGGAGCTATGCGTAATGGTGCGTGGTCTGCTGCGGTAACTGCCGAAGTGGCACGTGGTAAAGCTGCAGGTTTGTATGTGAACCGTAGCGAACTGACCGTGAACCGTGTGGACACCATGTCAAAAGATGAGGTGCTCGCGAGGATGAAAGAACTTTACTATGAATCAGGTGGTATTTTGCCTGAGGGTAAAGTTATAGAAGGTGACTACGAAGAACAGTAGTTGCCTTTATTCTTAAACCTATACTTTACTTTCCTTTACTTCTAACCTATGCTAACTATATATTATAGTAATAGGGGAAAATACTATGGAAGAATTTGAATACAGTAGCATGAGTAGCTATGAAGAAAACTTTGAAATTTGGCATTATTTAAATACAAAAGAAAAAAAGATATTTAATGAGGAACCTTACTCAAAGGAAGAAGGCAAAAAAGTTTTCGACAAATTATATAAGAATAGGTTAGCACACTCCATAAAGATAAATGCAGATG